ACATGGTCTTGCCGCAGACGGGGCAGTCGTCCTTCACCGGCACGTCCCACGTCATGAAATCGCAGGTCGCGCCGCCGCGCCAGTTGTTGGTTCCTTCCGCATTGGAGCCTGTGTCGCCACCTCCGCCACCGCCGAACCCGAACAGGCCGCCGACCTTGTCCGCGATCCAGCTCAGGCCGTTGCCGATGCCCTCAACAATGGGTTTCACCTTGTCCCACACACTGCTGATGACGCTGGCAATGCCATTAAAGACCGTTTGCACCACATTGAAAAGAACTTTAAACACGCTGATAGCGATGTCGATAGTCGGGGAGATAACCGACCATGCGGAGGTCAGGATGTCTGCCACCACCGGCATCACCGTGCCGATGATTTCTTGGATCCAGCCCATCTTGCTGCCGATGAAGGACAGCACGGAGCCGACCTTCTGGCCGATGCCGTCGAAGATGACCTGGAACACGGGGGCCAGCGTGGAGATGACCGTCCCGATGCCCTGCACCAGCCCCGCGATGACCGGAGCCGCCGCGCTGATCACCTGGCCGATGGTGCCCACCACTGTCTGGATCACAGGCAGCACCGTGGGAATAACAGTCTGCACAGTTTGTATAATGCTGGTGATGGCAGGCATGACCGCCACACTCACCTGCTGCAGGGTGGCCTTGACGGATGCACCGAAGCTGGCCAGCTGCGGCTGCATGGCTGCAAACCCGCTCTTGAAGTCCCCGATGGCGCTGAACAGATCGTCCACAATGCCGCCCATACCGGCAGGCAGGAAACTGACGATGCCATCCCGCAGGCTTTTGACGATCCCAGCCCCCAGGCTCTTAATTTTAGGTGCGGCAGTCTGCAAGCCGGTCTGGATGGCCTCCGGCAGGGAGGTGATGACGCGGCCCACCATGGGAATGGCATTGTCCAGCAGGAATGTGGAGGCGGTGGACACCAGCTCTTTCATGGAGCCGGTCACATCCCCGCCAATGGCCATGTTGCCCAGCAGGTTCTGTGCGGCGGCCTTCATCGCTGAGAAGGAGCCGCTGAAGGTCTCGCTGGCTTCCTTGGCCGTCGTCCCCGTCACTCCCAGGTTCTCCTGAATGGCATGGATGGCGTTATACACATCGGCCAGGTTGTCGATGTCGTACTTGGTGCCGGTGAGCTTCTGCGCGTCCGACAGCAGTCTCTGCATCTCTTCCTTGGTGCCGCCGTAGCCCAGCTTCAGGTTGTCCAACATGGTGTAGTTCTGCTTGGCGAAGCCCTGGTAGGCGTTCTGGATGGACTCCATATCTGTGCCGAACTTGTTGGCGTTGTCCGCCATGTCGATCATGGCCATGTCCGCGACCGTGGCCGCCTTTGCCGTGTCACCGCTCAGGCTGCTGATCAGCGAGGCGGAGAAGCTGGTCACCTGCTCCATGTAGGCGTTGGCGGAGAGGCCCGCCGTGCGGAAGGCCGCATCAGCGTTTGCCTTTACCACCCCGGCGTTGTCCTTGAACAGGGTCTCCACGCCGCCGATGCTCTGTTCCAGCGCGGCCCCCTGGCTGATGGCCCCGCCCAAGACCACGGTGCCCGCCAGCGTCACTGGAATGGCCACCGTCTTTGCCAGGCTCGTCAGCTGGCTCTTGATTTTGGAGATCCCGGCGGTCACGCCGTCCTTCAGCTTGACAATCGGCGTTGCGATCATCTTGCCGACTGCTTTTACCTTATTGCCCACCGCCTTGATTTTATCGCTGACCATATCCTTGATGGCCACGGCGGTGACGATTTTCTTACGCAGCGGCTCCAACCGCTGCCGCAGCTGCTGCGCAGCCCGGTTTGCCGCCGTTGCGTCAAGCCGGGCTGTGCGCCGCCGATCCCAGGTGGACTCCAGCTCCCGGCGCGTCCGCTGCACATCACGCCGGAAGGCGCTCTGCTCCTGCTTGATACTGCGGAGTACCGCCGACATATTATCTTTGATTGAGATTGCGCCCTTAACTACGCCCATCAGCGGTTCACCTCCTATTCAAGTGAGAACATTTTTGCGCGTTCGTCCAAGGCGACCAGCATAGATGCCTGATAGAAAAGCCTGGACTCCAAGTCCAGGCTTAGAAACTCCTCCGCCTTCCATCCCTTCTGGATGTAGTAGTGGAGCAGATATGCATCGCCGTCCTGGGCAATTACTTTTTTAAATCTTCCACCACGGTCACTTTGCCGTTCATCGCGCCGGACAGCTCCATGATGGCTGTGGAGATCTGTGTGATCTCCGACAGGTCAAACATATTCACGATGTCCAGCGGCTCCTTCAGCTCCCGATCCTCCGGGGGCAGTTCGGCTTCCATGGCCATGACCTCTTTGGCTGTATCCCGCAGGCTCGGTTCCACGGCGGCCAGATAGATGCTGTACTTGTCACTGCGCTTGATGTCGCCGTTGTCCTCCAGCGTCATACACTCCATGATTTCCCCATAGTCCAGGCTGCGAATCGTCAGATCCATGTCCATGCTGGGAATATGCAAAGTCTGCCGCTTGGGGATCTTCTTATCCCTCAACCGCTGAAGGGCGCGGTGCGAAAAATCAGCCAGCAGCTTTTTCTTATCAGTGTCCATGCTTGCTTCCTCCTCTTATGCGGAAATGGCGTCCAGGTTGACCATGTCGGACGGGGTGAAGCCACCAGTGGCTTCCTCCTCGATCAGGCCACCCTTCTCGTAGGTGACCAGGGGCAGGTCGTTATACCAGCAGTTGTCGATGCTGTAACGCTCCTGCTGCCCGTTGGTGGCGTCCGGGTCGGCCAGCTTGGTGATGATCTGGCTGCGAAGGTCAACACCCTTCTTCCAGCTCTCCAGCACCTTGTTGTAGCGGGTGTACGCCTTCTTGATGGTCAGAGTGAACTCACCCTTGATGCCGGTCATCTTGCTGTCCACATCAATGTCCAGCTGCACATCCTCACGGTTGGCGCTTACCTTGACCTCAATCTTGGACAGCTCGGCGATCAGCTCGCCGTCCACCCAAATCTCGCCCCAGGTGCCCGTCAGGGTACGGTTGCCTCTCAATTTGCTCATGCTTCTGCCCTCCTTACATATTGCAGGTCAGCTTCAGATCTTCCATCGCGTCCACAAACTTGACATTGCTGGCGATAAAGACCTTGGAGCCGGTATTCGCCTGGGCCAGGGCGGTTTCATCCATCTCGGAGGTGTCGGTGCCCTGGCTCTGCAGATAGGTCTCCTGGGCCTCCACATCGATGGCGGCGGTATTGTCAAAGGTTCTGTCCAGAACATTGCCCTCCAGCTCCCGGTGATAGGCCAGGATCGCGGCCACAAACGCCTGCTTGTTGTCGTAGTCGTTGATGACCTTTCCCACATAGGAGGACTCAAAGGTTTCCCGGATGTCATCCTGGTACAGGTCAACGCCCTCGATGATCTTGATCTTCGAGAAGTCCTGGCCATGCTCCGGGGTGAAGGAGGTCAGGCTGTTCACGCCGCGCCCGATCTTGTACTTCTCCCCGTCAAAGACGATGACCAGCTCCCCGTTGTCGATGCGCTCATCCGCATCCTCCGGTACTTCGGCGGCGGTGATGTCGGACAGCTCAAAGTAGGTGCAGCTCCGGGCCAGGGACAGCCCCGCCAGCACACCAGCGATGCGGCAGCAATACTCCGCCGTGCTGAAGGCCGTGGTGCCGAGGGTACTGGTGATTTTGTCCGTGGTCAGGTTGATGATGCCCTCGTGGTCGCCCTTGCAGTTGGGCAGCACCGCCTTGAAGGTCTTGTGGTGATCGTCTCGCGCCTCCTTGATCCAGGCGGCCACCGTGGTCTTTTCATCCTCGGTGATCCCAGGGATGACCAGGTAATTCCACTTCAGGTCGTTCAGCTGCTTCAGCTGCGGGTTCAGGTTCTCTTCCGTGGTGGCCACCTTCAGCACGATGGTCTTGGAGGGGGAACCCTCATAGACCAGCTTCAGGTACTCATAGTTGCGCGCCGTGAAGTGGGTGGGATCCACATCCAGCACACTCTTGTAGATGTTCAGCGCCTGGCCCTCTTCGGTGTCGTCTTTCAGAACGATGGCCACGATGCCCCGTGCGCTGCGCTTGATGGCGGTCACGCCCTTGGTCTTAAATTCAATGATGATTTCGGGCAAGCCCATAAAATCACTCCTTTCGGTTGGTTCGGATGTTGGACTCTAGCTCTGCCATGAGCGGCGGGGCCTCCGGCTCCTCAATGCTGTCGCGGAAGGCCAGCGTGAAGGTGGCGTGGAGTACCTTGTCCACAATATTGAAGGCCAGGTCGGGAATGGTCACCGCCCTGGCCTCGCCTTTGTCGGTAAAGCGGAATACCGGGCGCAGCAGATCGTCCAGCTCCTGGCTGATCTGCAGGTACTCCAGATTGCTCTCGCCCTTGGTGTGGAGCGCGGCGTCCACCAGGATGCTGCGGTCTGTGTAGCCCCGGCCTGCGGGCTGGTTGCCGGAGGGGATGATGTCCAGATAGATATAATCCTCCAGCTCTGCCCGGCCTGCCTCCTGCGTCTTGTCGATCCCCTCACCAAACACATCGAAGGCGGGCCAGCACCCCTTCAGCAGGGCGATCAGGCTGCTGCGGATGGCCTCGTAAATGGTGGTGGCCATGCTCTCCCTCCTCACAGGTCATGGGTGCTGATGAAGTCGCTGAGCCATTCCCGCAGGAAACCGGGCAGGGCCTGGTTCAGCTCCTCCAGGGACAGCTCCATCATGTGCTTGCCCGGCACAAAGCTGCGCCCGCCCCGCGTCCGGTGCCCATACTCCACTGGCTCCGCGTACTCCACATTGGTGTAGACCTCGATATAATAGGTGTCCCCCTTCTTGACAATCGGGCCGACCTTCCAACTGTCCTGAAGGCGGCCCGTCTTGTGCGGGGTCTTTTCCTTGACCTTGCCTTGCAGCTCACGGGCGATCTGAATGACCATCGCCCGAAACTCAGCGGGATATTCCTCCTCAATCATGCGGGAGAGCTGCTGCTCCTGCGCGTCGAGGCCATCGAAGCGGTATTCTGTCCGGCTCATGCTTTCGCCTTCGCCAGCTTCAGCGGCACATTGTTGTGGGAGGGCTGCCGATCCGCAAGCCCGGCCTCCGTCAGGTACTCCCGGCCCAGCCGGATCACCTTCACCGTGTCCCCAGGCTCGATCTCCACCTCCGGGCGGACAAAGAGCAGGAAGTCGGTGTCAATGCTGGCGGTGGGTTCCTTTTTCCCCAGCTTGCCCCCGGAGGGGCTGGAGAGGGCGCAGGGTATATTCTCATATACCTGCCTGCCGTCCAGCCCCTTCTGGAACACGCTCTCCCCGGAGGGCAGGGTAGTTTTCTGCGGACGGTACACCCAGCAGCTGTCCTGGTAGGTCAGCGCCAGGATGTCGGCTTCCGTCATGGGGGGCAGTCCTTCGGCAGCTTCATCCGCTTGAAGGGGATGAGCTGGCTCTCATAGTTCTTCACAAAAGCCACCGTCTCCTTCAGGCTGTTGGCCTTGTCCCGGTAGCTGATGCTGGTGTCGCCCCGCGTAACGCTGGCCACATCGTTCTCCGATGGGGCCACCTGGTCGGCCCGGAGCATATCCTCCACAATCTGCGCCGCCACATCCTCAAGCGGGGGAGGAAAGTCCTCCCGTCCGCAGAATACCAGGATGCGGCTGATGGCCCGCTTCACATACCGCTCGATGGTGGGCAGCTGCTCATCCGGCAGCTGCAGGTCACTTTTCGCCGTTGCCGCTATCCGGCTCACCAGTTCCTGATCCATCCGGCTCCTCCTTGGCCTTGCCGCCCTTCTTCGTGCCGCCCTTGCTCTCGGCCTTCAGACGGTCAAGCAGGGCGTCGCCCAGCTTCTCCAGATCGGCCTCCGTCACCGGACGCCCCTCCGCCTCGGCGGAGCCGCCGATCCGGGTGAAGCCCTTCTTCTCCAGCTTGGCGGCCCGCTCCTCGCTGGCCACCTGCCGGACTTCATTCAGTCTCTTCAAAGTAATCATGGCGCATATCCTCCTTCTCTTAGCCGTCTCTGCCGCCAGCCTTGGCCTGCTTGATGTTCACCCACATGGCCGTCAGCTTGTTGTCCGGCACCCACAGATCATGGTACTTGCGGTAGTCCGTCGCCCAGGCCCGCTTCTTCTGATAGGTCTCCGGGTCGAAGATCCGCACCTTGTCCGTGCGGGACACGGCGATAGGGGCGGTGCGGGGGCTGATGATCCAGTTGATGTCCTTGGCATCCTCCGCAGCTGCAAAGCCGCCCTTCTCCTGGGTCGAAGTGGTGCCGTCATAGAACTGGTAGCTGGTTTTCATCCGCCCGCTGCCCACGCGGATGATGGGGAACTCACCGTTCAGGCTCTTCACCTTCACCGTGACATCGCCCTGCTTGAAGTCCATCACGCTCAGACTCTTGGACAGGGTGCTGGACATATCCAGGATGGCGGCCACGGGGCGGGCCATCGTGATCACCAGCGGGGTCTCATCGCCCACCACATCCTGCACAGCCGCGATGTCATAGTAGAGCTTCTTCAGGATGTCGTTCTCCGTGGGGGTGTACTCATAGCCCGCCCGCTCTTTGGCGATGCACAGGCTGGCGATCTTGCTGTAGCGGTATGCATCGATCTCCGGGATCACCTTGGTGCGCTGGAACTCGCCCATGACCTGGGCTGCGGTCACCACGAAGTTGGTCTCGTTGACCTCGTTCTCATCGAAAGTGAACTGGCGGCCTCTGTCCTGGGTCATCTCCTTGGTCTCCCACTTCAGGTTGACCGAACCCTCCACAAAGCCCTTGTCGCGGTCATAGTCGGCCAGGCCGTCCATGTCCATGCTGGGGATCTTCACCTCCGCGCCGCCGTTGTAGCGCACCAGCTTGTCGTTCAGCTCCATCCAGCCGGAAGTGGCCTGCTCAACGGCGGCCTTGTCCAGCTCGCTCTGGAATACGCTCGCATATTCAAATACATTGGCCATATTACATCATGCCTCCTCTGATGCCCTGCGCGATCTGGTCTTTCACGGTGTTCTCCGCCTTGGCCCCGCCGCCAAGCCCCTCCGGGGTCTTTCCCCGCAGGCGCTCCTTCACGGCGGCCTCCAGCGCGCTCTTGAATACCTCCTGGGTCTGCTGCAGGCTCTTTTCCATGCTCTCCTTGTCCGTGTAGGTCAGCAGGTCGGCCAGCCCCACGGGGAAGCCCTCATCGGTCAGCTTCTTCACCGCCGCGTCCTTCAGGTCACGCTGCAGCAGCTCCGTGCGCAGCTTGGTCAGCTCCTGCGCCTGGGCCTCGCCCTCGGCCTTGGCCCGCTCCTCCGGGGACAGCTTGGCCAGCCGCTGCTTCTCCTGCTGTTCAGCCTCCCATGCGGCCTTGGCCTCCGCGATCTTGGCCTCCACATCGGCCTCGGAATAGCTCTTGCCACCCTGGGGTTCCTGCTTGGTGCCCTCACCCTCCTTGGGGGCAGGGTCGCCGTCCTTCTTGGTGCCCTCGCCGGAGCCGGGGGCCGGTTCCTCCTTGCCTCCGAAGAGGGAGTCCCAAAACTTCTGGAAGGCCGTGCGCTGCTCTGCGGTGGGCGTTGTGGGCTGCTGATTGGTCTGCTGGGGGGTCTGCCCCTCGCCGCCTGCGGCAGGGGCGGTGCCGGTGGTGGTCGTGGTTTCTGCCATCGTCAATTCCTCCTTGTGTAGTCGTGTAAAAGTAGAATATAAAAACGCCCCTCAAAAGGCGTTTTTACCTGGTTTACAGGCGGGCCGCGCCCGCGTTCAGGAAGCATATTTTTTCTTCCATTCCTCAAATTTGATATTGCCGTCCAGGGGATTGCCCTCCCGTTTGGCAAAGACGCTCTTCTTGAAATACGCCCGGATGATACACAGGCAGTTGGGGTGGATGGGCGGCAGGTTCACACCCGGCTCCGCTTCATCCACCCGGAACACCCGCCCATTCAGGTCGCTGCAGGTGCAGCTGCCGGAATGCTCGGTGCCGCCGAGAAACTGGTATTCCTCGATGCCGCTCTCCTTGTAGCCCATCACCTCGCCCTGGTTGGCGAAGTATTTGCACTCCGTCCGCACCAGACGCTCGGCGTTGTAGCGCCCCTTGTCCATTACCTCATCGATGGCGCAGGCCATCTTCTGGACGCTGCTCCCCTGGATGAAGCCCAGGGTGATCTCCCGCTTGGCCAGCGCCGAAAGGTGGTCGCAGGCCCCCCACACGGCCTCGGAGTAGTGCTTCTCGCTCCATGGGAAGGACAGCACCCGCTGGATCAGCTTTTTGTCGATCTTCGCCACATGGAAGCCCAGGCCGATCCCCCGCTGGATGGAGAAGCAGCTCTCGTAGTAGTTGACCTGCAGCATATCGCCCAGCAGGGTGTCCAGCTTCGTGGTGCTGTCCTCGGCCAGGTCGATCATGTTCTGGTAGATATTGGCCAGCAGCTGCTCCTTCCGGGTGATCCGGCTCTTCATAGCCAGGGTGTTCAGCTCCAGCAGGGCCTTGCTGCCCTTGGCCGCGTCAGATGCCTCGGCGATGTATTCCTCGATGGATTTGCGCCACACGCTGTACTCCTTGCCCTCCAGGAGCTGCCGGGCCGCCTCCTCGGTCAGCCCGTTGTCCTTGGCAAAACGGGCAAACAGCGCCTCGATCTCCTTCTCAATGTTGAAGGCCGCCTCGTCATAGAGGAAGATCAGCTCCCTGGCGTAATCGTCGGTGCGCTTGGTGTTCTGCAGCACCCGCTCCTTGGCGTCCTCGATCCACTCGTTGCGCGTCCAGTAGCTCATGCGCCCTCACCAGCCTTTTCCTCCGGCTCATCTTCCGGGGAAGCCTCCGCTCCCTCCGGCTGGGCCTTGGCCTGGGCCAGCGCCTGGGCCAGGGCGTTGTACTGGCCGAAGCTGTTGACCTCCTGCTGCTTCTCATCCTCCAGCTTCTGCAGTTCATCCTGCACATTGTCGATGGTGGGCAGCATCTGCAGGCGGGTTTCGCGGGACAACTCCCCGGACAGCATGGTGATGATCTGCGCGATCTCCAGCACATTCTGCGGCTTGTTGCGCCGGAATTGGATGTCAATGTCCCGGTAGTCAAACTGGCCGCCCTGGATGTTCAGGATGTGGGTGATCAGCTCGATGCGCCGCTGCAGGCCGCGCTTGAACTTCCGCTCCTTGATGGCGCAGATCTGCTCCAGCCCCCACAGCTTATAGGACACCGCCACGCCGGACAGGTTGCCGCCGAAGTTCGCGTCCGTCAGGTTGGGCACCGCCGAGAAGATGTGCATATCCTCCCGCAGCCGCTTCTTGTAGTTCTCCAGGGCCGTGTCGCTCACCTCTTTGATGAGCCACTGGATGTCGCCGCCGTCCTCTAGGATGATGGCTCCCTTTTCCTTCATCTCCGCAATGTCCTGGGAGGTCACGGCCCCCATCTTCAGCACCTTCAGCAGCGCCTCATCGTTGTACTGGAAGAAGTTCGCCGTGTTGCTCTCCACCCGGTTGTATGCGTCGATCAGCGTGATCACGCCCTCGAAGTCCCCAAGGCGCTCCTCGTTGTTGATGTACTCCACAAAGGGCACATCCCCCCAGTAATGCTCCCGGATGTCCAGCAGCTCCAGCGCCCCGCCGTTGATGCTGCGGAAATACCAGCAGTCCTGGGCCGTCCAGAACTCCACCTTCTTGATGATGTTCTTGTCCTTGTCCTTGGAGTACACGATGCGGATGGCCGCCATGGGCGTGTTGTACCCCGTCTCGCAGATATAAATGCAGCCGTCAGGCGGCACCTTGGTGAAGCGGATCTGCGCGTCCTCATCCAGGTAGAGCATTTCAAAGCAGTCCCCGTTGATGCTGGCACCCTTGGCCAGCTCCATGTTCTCGTCCTGCTCATCGTTGTAGTCGAAGATGTCCTGCAGCGCCTCCAGGTATGCGTCATTTTGGGAGCTGTAGACCACCGGCTTGCCGATGAAGTACCCGGTGGCCGTGTCCGTGATATATTTCGCCATGTTGTTGACCAGGCGGTTATTGGGGGCGGTGCTATCCTTCTTCCTGTGCCGGAGGATGTCGTGGTCGCCCTCGTAGTATCCCTCCAGCCTGGCGTACTTGGTGTGCCCCTCGTTTTCGTCAATGATCTCCTTGATGTCCGCCTCCGTCAGGCTGTCTAGCAGGGATCGTTCCATGAAGATGACCGGCATTTAACAAAACCTCCCCAGCTGTGATTGATAAAAGTCCTGCCTGATTTTCTCGGCTACTTCTTCCAAGTCAATCGTTACGGTCATGCCGTCTGCTACTTTCACCTCTCTGTAACGGTGCTTTTTCAGAACAGGAGCCGCCGCAGCCTCTGCCACATCTGTGGTGGCGGGCTGAATATAGCCCAAGCCTTCCATCCGCTTGCGTGAACATCTGTCGCGCTGCGGGCAAATGTTACACTTGCTGGCCATTCTTGATAAGCCCATGAAACCCCTCCTTAAATTCCAAACTCGGCCCGATTCACGATGCGGAACCGCTTCACCCTCTTTGCGATGGAGCGCGCACCCTCCAGGGCGTCCGGGCCATCGTCATGCGCCCCCATGGGGAACTGTGTCAGCTGCTCCAGCAGCCGCTTATGGCGGCGGTTGAATTTGATATACTTGTTCTTTACATCCGGCTGCAGCGTCTGGATACGCATGACCTTGTCGCTGGTCTGCTGCACCTCCTCGATTGGGAGGTAAAGCCCGGCCTTGGCGCTGGCCTTGGCCAGCTCCTCCTTCAGGAACCACTGGAACTGGTTTGTCTCCGCGCCCAGCTTCCGGTAGCCGTGCCCGAAGCTGGCCCGGAGCCACCGCTCCTTGGCCAGCACATCCGCGATGATCCGGTCAGGGTGACGCCGCTCGATGTCCGCGTCTACCACATACATATACCCGCTGCCCTTGTGCTTGGCCAGGGTGACGATGGCGGAGAAGTCGCTCCGCTTGGTCTTGCCCAGCGAGGGGTCGATGAACCCAAAGAAATCGAAGGCCGGGTCGCCGAAGTTGACCTCCGCCTCGTTGTAGTAGTCAAACCATTCCTCCATGAACAGGCAGTCATCCGGGTTGATCGGCTCGTTCTGCTCCTCGGAGTTAAACGATGCCTCGCCCTCCGACACCCGCATCACCATCAGGTCGTAGTAGGACAGCTTTTCCTCCCACAAGACCTGGGTGCCCTCCAGCATGGCCTCCTTGTGCGCCTGGAAGAAGGCCAGCGCCTCAGATTCCCGGTCATCGTTGGACAGGTCGGTGAAGATGGTTTCCCACTGCTGCCACAGGTCATCCGCCTGGGAAAATTGGATCACCGCCTTGTACTTGATGGAGCGGTAGGCCGGGTTGGTCAGCGTTTTGGCCAGCAGGCTGTCATAGTGGAGCAGGGTGCCAATATAGATAATGTCGGTGTAGTCATCGCCGCACTTGCTTACCGCCTTGTCAAACCAGTCCTTCAGCTTCTTGCGCTGCTCCGGCGTCCGCACATTCTCATCGTTCTCCACATCATCCAGGATGATCAGGTCGGGCCGCCAATTCCGGTGCTTCCGGCCACGGATCTTCTTACCGCTGCCAATGGCCTCGATCTTGATGTTAGTCTTGGTCAGCAGCACATTGCTGCGCCACACGCTGCCCGCCAGCACCCCGAAGTCCTCCAGGATCGCCGTGTTCTCCTCAAACTCCACCCGGATGTTGTCCAGGAAGCCCTCTGCCTGCTCGGAGCTGTCCGAAATGATGATGGGATAGTGCTTGTATCCGTACAGGGTAGAGTGCATCGTGCCTTTAAAGGTCAGGTTGGTGGACTTGGCGTGTCCACGGGGGGCCGCCACCGCCCGGCGTGTTCCCGGCAGGCGGCTGATCATCTTGGTGTCCGCCGCCGTCAGGGGATAGCGCCCCTTCAGCACACCCTGCTGCCAGATTGCGTCCAACTCCCGGTGAAACTCCGGGGAGGGCTTGCTGAAGTAGTGGGGGAAGTAGGCCCGCCCAAAGAACTCCATATCGATGGCTCCCAGCTTCCAGCGCAGGCCCCCCGGCCCCGTCATGGGGTGCCCCGCTTCAAACTCCCGCCGAAGCTGGACGCGCTCCGGGGAGTCGTCCTTGTTTAAGAAACCTTTTAGGAGTGCGCGCAGACCGTTTAAATCTGTACCCTCCTCACTGTATAATTGGCTCTCTGCCTCGGCGATGGCTCCCGCCAGGGCGTTGATGCTCTGCTTTTTTCGCTTATTCAAAATGGCCTGTCCTCCTCCCGCTTTCAACAGGGGGCCGTAAACGCCCCACAGCGGCCTTTCCGGGCCGTTTGGGGAATTACCCCCGCCTGCCCGGTGCGGCGAATTTAAAGGGGTTTGTGCGCGGCTTAAACGGTATTCCGGGCAATAGAAAGAACCGGGGGTGAAAAACAGGGGGCGAAGGGGTGTGCTTCGCCACCCAGCCTGCTGTTCAGCCCGGTTCTTTTGCACTGTATTTCCACCGGCCTCCCCAGGCGGGACGAATCAACCGCCTGCTTTGTCCGGCTTCCTGTAAACGCCCTTTAAGAACTCTCGTCCTCATCCTCACCGCCCTCCGTGGAGAGGGTGAGTGTTTTCAGCTCCCCGCACAAGCTGATCTCCACCTTGGCGCGGCGGGCGCGCTTGTCAAGGTCGATGCGGCTGACGGGGAAGTGCCTCAGCACACCCTCCACGATCCGCACACCGCCCTCCGGCAGCGTCTCCACCCTGGAGGGCTTCAGCACCTCGCCGCCGTTGTCCAGCAGCCGCAGCCACTCCACCTCCAGGTGGGTCAGATAGGAGGGGGACAGCCCGTTGGGGCCGAGGAAGCGGAGTACATGGGGGATCGCCTTCACCCGGTAGTAGTTCTCCGCACTGTACTCCAGCGCCAGGAATACATAGCCCGGCAGCAGCGTGTAGACCTTCGTTGTCCAGCCTCCGCCGTTGCGGATCGCCCGCTCCTCGCGGGGCACTGCCGCCCGGATGCCCAGGCCCTGCAGCGCGTCGCGCACCCCGGTTTCCTGCCCGGTTGATACCTGCAGGACATACCATCTTACCATGTCCTCACCTCGCTTCCAGTCCGTCCTGTTTCTTGCTGTTCAGGAACTCATTGACCTGGCGGTAAAGGTCAGGCCGCTCCTTGGCCATGGCCTGCCACACCAGGGACTTCACCGCGTCCAGGCCCGCCTCTGTGGTGTCCTGGTTCTGGATCTCCACCCGCTTCTTATAGGCCGCTGCGCGCACCAGCGCGTTGGCCTCCCGCAGCATCTTGTCGATGCTTACCCCCTGCCAATCCTCCTCCGAGGTGTTGGCCAGGGCGTTGAGCAGGTTCTGGCTGGTCAGCCGGATGATGGCCTCGGTGGTGTCCAGGTCGGGGTATTTGTCCAGCTCATCCATCATGCGCCGGAAGTTCTCTTGGGCCATGTTCAGCATCTGCACCTCCGCCTGATATGCTCTGGCGTAGCGGCAGACGCTGGCAACGGAGATGCCCACACCGTTTGCCCCCAGGAAGTCTACGATCTCGGAATAGGTGCTGCCGGACAGGAGCATCTGCTCCACTGTCTCCCGCAGGGCGGGGTCGAGAGCGTCTATTTTGCTGTGCTTTCGGTTGCCCGCTTTCTTACCCATCCCTTACACCTCGATCATATCGTCCTCGATGCCACCGGCCAGCAGCCGGATGCCCTTGCCCGTCAGCTTGGCCTCCAGCGCCGTGTAGTCCGTGTCGGCCAGGGCCGCAGGCTCTTTGTTGGAGATGCGCCGCAGATGGATGTAGCCCTCTTCAGTCAGGAAGTTCACGCTGTCCAGAAACTCATCCTCGGCGATGCCGTCATCCTCCAGGACACTCTGCACACCCGTCAGCTTGTTGTACTTCAGCCGGAGGATGTTCACCGTCCGCAGCACCTTGCCGTTGTTATGAACAAAGCTGCCCGCCCGCAGAGCGCGCTTTTCAAGATTACTCACTCTTCTTATCCCCTTTCATTTCCAGCAATATATCCATGATCCGGTCGAGCTTCCGGTCTGTCTTAGCCTGCTCCCGGAAGAAGTCCTCCTTAGTGATGTAGTCCGCTTTGATCTGCTTGATGTCCCCACGGCACTCGTCCAGATCCTTCCGGTGCTCGGCGCGGGGGGTGTAGTCAGCGCGGATCTGCTTGATGTCTGCCTGCAGGGATTGAACCGTACTCTCGTAGTCGGACTTCTTCACGCTGTTTTCGCTGATTTCTTTCATCGACTCGTCCAGCTTGTCGATGCGTCCAAATAGAGAACGCTTCAGCAGATAGACCAGCCCGGCGGTTACAAATCCAAGCAGCAGCACGGCCAGCCACCAGGTTCCAGCGTCAAATGTCATAACAAAAACCTCCGCGCAAAAAAAATAGAAGGTACATCGGATTTACACCGATTGTACCTTCTATTTGCGAAGCGGGAAAATAAAGCCCTTTATGAAATTGCTTAAAAGAGGGATTGTTGCCCATCCATAGGTCGGGTGCGCACCTCCCGCATCTTATCTGATACAATACTCCTGATCCGCACTTCTGTCAATCCGTACCTTCCGGCCAGCTCCTTGAAGTTGTATCCATCGAACTCCTCGCGGATCTGCTCATCGCGGGCCATCCGCTCCCAGGCGTCCGCCTTGGGGATGTAGATAGACAGGCCCCCGAACACAGACACCAGCCGCTTGTAGTTGTCCAGGCCGATCAGCTCAGCGACCTGCTGCTGTTCCTCATCCAGGTCGGACATCTGCACCCGATCCAGCGCGCTCATCCGTGCCCACCACCTCGCTTTGCGTTGTTCACATACCCCTTCAGCACCTCGATCAGCTTGTTGCAGGCCCGGAAGTCCAGCCAGATAAAGGGCTGCTGGGGGGTGGAGTCCACCTTCAGCTCCTTGCGGATGATGCCGCACAGCCGCTCCCCCAGGGAGGCCGTGCTGGGCTCCTTATCCGCCTTGGCCAGCTGATACATGAGCGCCCACACCTTTCGCTGCTGGCCGTCTGTGGCCCCGCCTGGCCGCTCCGGGTGGGTCTTGGGCTTGTGCCGGGGCAGCGGAGCCGCGCCCTGGCGCTTCTGCAGGTCGGCGATCACCGCCTGGGCCTCCGTGTAGGTCAGGGACTTCACTGAGTCTTTCCCGGTCAGGGCGGACACCAGCGCGTGAAGGTCATCGTCCTCGTTCCCGCGCTCCACAATGCCCAGGGCATTCCCAATGGCATAGATCTTCCTGATCTGCTGGGCGTTGATGGCTGCCATGCCCGCCCCTCCTTTCTGTTACACTTCCGGCTGCTCGGCCTCCACGCCGACCTTCATGCCTTCCTCCACGATCACGGCGGCGCGGATGATGTCAATGGCCTCTTGGGTGGTGCCCTCCCAGCCTGCGGCCTCCAGAACCTGCGCCAGCCATTCCCAGTTGATGACCTCGGCGGCCAGAAACGCCCAGTCGCTGGCCTCCTGCTCCGGCAGCCCCGCCACCTTCTCCAGCAGCGCCTTGTCCTTCTCATAGCGCCCCTTCAGCTTCTTCCGCAGGGTCGCCTGGATCTTGGCGTCGCTGGTGATGGCCCGGATGGTCTCCTCCAGGCTGCCCATCGTGAAGTTGCCCTGGCAGACCATGGCCAGCAGCCGCTTGCAGGGTTCCGTCATCTTGTCCACGGTTTCGGACTTCACGAAGTCCCCGGCCACCTCGCCCAGCACCTTCTTCACCATGGTCAGGGAGATGGGCTTCACCGTGGCCGTGTTCGTCACCGTCACCCGGCTGTTCTGGCTCCCCCAATAGCTGATGGGCAGCAGCTTGGTGTCCTTCAGCGCGACTGTGGCCATGGTTTCAAACTGGCCCTTCAGCCAGTCCATCCGCTGCTTGATGCGGTCAGCCTCCAGCGCCAGGGCCGCGTACTCGTCCACATAGCGCCGTACCTGGTCGGCCCGCTCTTCCTTCTTGTTTTTCAACTCCACCAGTGTGTCAGCCAAGTTTCTCGACCTCCTCCCGGATGCCCAGGAAGCACTCCCGGCAGATCTGGAAGCCCCGGAAGGTCACCACCTCATAGGTGCCCTGGCAGATATTGCAGGTGGGGCGGTGCTTCTGGATCACCAGCCCGCCGTCCCCCGTAGGGGTCAGATCCACGGCGGTGCCGCCGTCCAGCCCCAGCTCGTGCCGAAGGTGCTGCGGGATGGTCAGGGTGCCCTTTTTCCCCATGCGCTTCGATGCGTTTCGCATTGGCTTAACCTCCTTCTGTTCTTGTGATGCCTCACTCTGCATTTCCACGGGCTTGTGACCGTTCCCCTGGAGGGGAGCTGCATTAAGGCCGGGGGCCGAAGCCCCCTGCTCATACCTTGACCAGTTCGATGCTTTGGTTGTTGGCGCAGAAGTGTCTCTTCAGCGCCCGAAAGGATGACCACTGCGGGGTGAAGCAGGAATATTGCATGGGGTACTTCTCGCGCAGTTCCTTCTGCCTCCGCTTCGGCAGCCGTTCGAACTCGGCCCTCTGTTTGCCGGAGAGGATGTTGTGCCGCTGCTCCTGCAGGAAGCGGCGGCGCACTTCGCAATCCTCGGCCATCCACTGGCCCCGGAACTCGCCGCCGATATAGACCATGATCTTGTTTTGATACACGCTCACCCGCTCCAAAATCAGGGTGATGTCGTATCCGTCCACCTTCAGCTCCACCGGATGGAAGAAGTGGGTCAGGGCCTCCTCCGCCTGCTTCCATTCCTCTTTCGTCATCGGGCATCACCTCCCATTCATCCATGTGTGGCCTCGAAGTTCTCGATGGCCCACTTGTTCCCGGTTGCGTAGACCGCCTGCCGGGTGCGCTCGGCGGGGCCAGCGCCGCGCTGCGGTGGGCCGTCCATCCGCAGCTGCTCCGGCAGCTTCTCCACGATGGACACTACACTGGCGTCGCCGAACTTCTCCAGATAGGCGGCGATGTCCTCCTTGATACCGATAGCCTGGCCGGACGGCGCGTTCACCTGGATCGTGATGGTCAGCACTTTCTTCCCCTCCTTCTGCGGGCCTTGTCCTCCAGCCCGCACCGCGATGGATGGTTCTGGCAGGCGTTGGCGCACTGCCTGTCGCAGTCGGCGCAGCAGCGGCTTGCCTGCACCTTGTCGCAGTAGAAGATGGTGCAGAACCGGCCTGTGCAGGCCCGCCGCTGGCTCCTGTCTTGTGCCCTGTCCTTCATCGTCAGCCCTCCTGCTTTTTCTGGAGCCGGATGTCCCGGCCTCTGAACTGCACCACTGCGTACATCCCCGCCAGACGGGAATGCACCCGGCTGCTGTAAGTTCGCTCGATCTCCTGCAGTCCCAGGTTGGTGTTGATGATTGTGGGCTTGCCCGTGTTCAGGCGGTGGTTGACCAGGTCATAGACCTCTGCCTGCGTGTAGCGGGTCACCAGCTCGGTGCCCAGGTCATCGATCACCAGCAGGTCGCACCCGAAGATGACCTCCCGGAACTCCAGCGCCGCATCGTCCTTATGGAATTTCCCCAGCTCCAGTTGATCCATCAGGTGCGGAGCGGACACATACATAACCAGGTGGCCCGCCTTGGCCACCCCCTCGGCGATGGCCAGGGAGAGGTGGGTCTTGCCCAGCCCCGGTGCCCCAGTGAACAACAGGCTCTGATTCTGGCCACCGAACTCCCGGATATACCGCTGGCTGCTCTCCACCACCTTTCGCATAATGGGCCGCAGCTTTTCGTCGTAGTAGCGCAGCTCGAAGTTCTCGAAGCTGCATTCCCGCGCCGGGGACACATCGCACAGCTGCTCGTACACCAGCTGGTTCAGGATGACCTGGCGGCACTCGCACATCTGGCCGCCCTCCTTCACGCCCCGGTCTCTGCAGAGCGGGCAGGTATAGGCTGGCTCCAGGTCGGCTTCTGTTACGCCTGCGGCGGCCAGGGCCGCTGCCCGGCGTGATTGTGCTGCCCGGATTGCCTCCTCCATCTCGCTTGTGTCCTGGTCATGGGTCAGGCTGGCCCGCGCCCGCTGTGCGTATAGACGCGCCAGCTCCCGTCCTGCGGCATTGATCTCCGGGTGCTGCTCATTCAGGGCCGCCATTGCGCTCCTGTGGCGCTCCTGGGCGGTCTGGCGGCGGGCGGCCAGGATCTCATCCGCCCGCTTGGATAGTTTCTTGGGATAGCGCATCAAACCGCCTCCGTGACTTGCCTCACTCTGCATTTCCACGGGCTTGTGACCGTTCCCTCTTGGGGGAGCTGCATTAAGGCCGGGGCCGAAGCCCCAGGCGCTCACTTGATTTGAAACTTCTCCGGGAAGTGGTACACATCAATGTGGCTGTGGATCTCCACTGTCCCGTCCTCCAGCCCCTCGCCGTACCCCTTCCGGTAGCCCCGCTCATAGGCCTTGCTGAAATTCCTCTGCACCCTGACCTCTTTTCCCAGCGAGAATCCGAAGCAAATCAGGAGGATCACCAGGGGAAGGAGCAACGCTTCGCCCCCGATGGACACTGGGCGGCCATTGATGATCTCAAATCCCAGCCGGATAAACGCCCCAGCGAGAAGTCCTGCGGAAAATCCCAAAACCAAAAGCAGCAGTTTGCTCACCCTCTTCATTGTCCCGTCCTCCTTATTTTCTCTTGTTCATCCACGCCAGAATGATAATGGTTACACAGATGATTGCTGTTACCGCCACCGCTGTCATGCAGTCACCCCCTTACACCAGGCCGATGCCCATGGTGCGGGCCATCGCATACAGCCCGTCGTAGCTGATGTTTTCGTTGTTCACCGCGTTGTTGTAGACATTCACTGCGCCTCGGATGCCCCACTTGGACTGGCTGATGCCATGCAGGAAGTTCAATTCCTTCTTCCGGCCATCCTCGGCCAGCTTGGGGAACAGCTTCGCCACATCCTCGTCGGTGACCTTGCGGGTGCTGTAGTAGCGGTTCATGCGAATGCGGGAGAACAGCTGGGCGAACCGTGCCTCCTGCTTGCCCACCATCCGGGTGTAGACCTCCGTGTTGCCGATCAGCGCGATGCCCACGCCCTGCTGCCCCGTGATGGGGTTTGCGTCCGCCCAGGTGCGGATCTCCTCCAGGGAGCGCAGCTGCAGGTGCTGGGCCTCATCGATGATGATGACCTTGTTTGTGCCCTCCAGCTTCTCCCGGATGGCCAGCGTCAAATCCAACTTGCTCCGGGTCTCCGGCACCTTCAGCGCCCGCGCCAGCACCTTCAGCAGGTTCCCCAGGGTGCCGGTGCTGGGCGTCGCCTGGATGTAGACGCTGGCCGTGGGGTTTTCCCGCACAAACCGCTCGGCCCCCTTGGTCTTGCCGATTCCCGCATCCCCGTGGATGATGACCATGCCCTTCTCCAGCTGGCAGTAGCGGATGAGCTTATACACATCCTCCGAAATGGAGGTGGGAATGTAGTCCTGGGTGGGGCGGTAGGGCAGGGCTTTCTCGGTGTTGACCTCCTGCTCTTCCTGAGTGCGGAAGAACTCCTCCAGCTTGCTCTCCAGGGCAGCGATGTCGCCGTTGTCGTACATACTGCGGCGGTACTGGCTCAGTGCCGTCTGGCTGATCCCCATGAGTGGGGCAGCCTTGGCCTGGCTGATGTTCTTTTCCTTCAGGAACTGCTCCACCCGTGCCTGCAGTGCGCTGTTATATTCCTTACTCATGCTCGGCTCCTCCATTTCGTTTCATTGCGTTTCGGTTCATCGTATCCAGATCCGGGCCACCAGCCACCGCCTTCAGCAATGGCTCCTCATCAGGCCGCTGCAGCTCCAATACCTTCGGGGATGCAGCGGGGACGATCCGGGCGACCTTGCTCTCGTGGGCGGCCTCCATAACCAGCTCCAGCGCCGTATGCCGCCCGAAGGCCGGGAAGGTGCTGACCTTCTTGGCCTCCTTGGTGATGCGCTCCATGCGCCGCACCTTGGCCATGGCCTCCTTGACTTCCTCCTTGCTGGCCCCGTAGGTCAGCACCGCCGTGTTGTCGGCGGGGACGCTCATAATGAAGCGGTCTTGCAGGTCGTACACCCGCACCTCGCTCAGATCGTCCGGGTCGTAGCGGTAATAGACCTGCTGGCCCAGGTAATTGAACACCAGCTCGTCGTTCCAGTAGTCGATGCGCTGGCCCGCGATGTCCAGGTGTACGCCCCGGCGCGTGACCTTCTGCGCTCGACTGCTCCGCATCAGCATCAGGTTCAAATCCTCGGCGCTGGCCACCCGCTTGGTGTGCAGATTCTCATTGTAGACCTGCTGGCGGGGCTTGCCGTGGTCTTTGGCCACCGCGCCGCCGTAGGGCTGCTGGTTAAAGTACCAGTCCAGCAGCTCCTCCACCGTTTCCACCAGGGTAGAGTCCAGCGGGATCCTACCATCCTTCAGGATGAACTTCAGGCTCTCCGGCTTCTCCAGCACATTGCCGCCGGTGAAGGTATCGAACAGACGGGAGAGGTGGTCTTTCACATCCCGGAAGCGCCGCTCGATGATCTTCGCTTTTGCGTTCCGCACAATGGCGTTTGTCATGTGAATGCCCAGCCGCTCGAATACCGGGGGCGGTTCAAACCGCTCCTGGCCGTCCTTCGGCTTCTTTTTGCGGTGGCCCAGGCCGCCCACATCGTAGGTTAGGAACTCGCGGCCATTGTCTACATAGATGTTCTCCGGGATGCCGTATTTCAGGATGCCACGCCGCAGCGCGATCAGAGTGGACTGGCTGCTGGGGGCGTTGGTGACATAGCACCCGGTAAAGATGCCCGACCGGGCGTCGAAGAAGGCTGTCAGGTACAGCCGGTGGCGCTGGCCGTTCTCTCCCTCGGTGATAATATCGAAGGTGTGGTTGTCGGCGATCCACCACTCGTTGCTCCGCATATCGTCGTAGACACGGCGGATATATGGAGCGCAGCGGTCACGGAAGGCTTTCTCACCCTCCCGGCCCAGTACCTTCAGCGGCTCCGGGATGTCGGCCTGCGCCCTGCGGTAGAAGGTCGTGTAGCTCGGCATATCCCCAACCAGCTCCGGGAAGCTCGTTTGCATCTCCAGCTTGGTGTACTCATAGCACTTTTTCAGGGGGTACTGCCGCTCATCCAGATAGAAGTATAGGAATGCCTGCCACATGGGATCCGGGATGCTACTCTTGCCCTTCTTCCACTTGCCACGCTTGTCGATCAGGCCATCCAGGTCGTTATCCCGCACCGCGTTCCAGCGGCGGTATAGGGTATCCACGGAAATGGCCCGCTCTGGATATTCCAGCTTGCACCACTGTACGAAGTTTGCGTCCACCTCGGTCTTGTTGGCCCCCGGCTTGTTCCGGTAGCCCTGCCACTGCTTCACCAGCCGGAGCCAGAAGGCAATCTCCTCCTGCTCCTCAATGGAATAGGTGTCCAGCGGCTTGGCTTCCTTGGTCAGGGTCTGCGCCACCTCCGGCGAGGGGGTCAGCTTTAGCCCATCAAAATACTTCTGCTGCAGGTGGGGTTCCAGAGCGTCCAGGCTGAAAAGGTACTCCGGGGAATTGAATTTGTTCAAAACCCTTTCAGCGGTGATTTTCCCGCTTTCAGCCCAGCGGCGGACAGTGCGCTCAGTTTTACCTGTTAGCGCCGCCACTTCCTGCGAACTCAATGTGACAGCCATTTCCTTCACCTGCCTTTCATAACCTGCCATCGTCAGTGCAGGGAGGTTATCCCCTGCAGACCGCCCTGGCCGGGCGGTTTCGGCTCATTTGCTCTGCTTGATGGTGATCTGAAACTCGCTCCCGTCCTCCATTCGAAGGACAAGGCCGCTGTCCCGCGTCAATATCCCAGCCTCCGCATAGGTCTTGATATTGGATACCTCGCCCAGCGCAGTGTCTACCAGATCCAATTCTCCAGAAATCAGGAGGTTCAAGGCATCTTCTATGGTTTTCTCGTTCATGTCCATGTTCCTTTCTTAATTCTTGTTCGTAGTGCTTTCCAGGTAATTTAAAAGCGTTTCAAAAACCACCTTAGCGTCCTGAGTTTCCGGTCGCTTATCCCAGCCTCGGTCATAGCTTATAAGGGCGGGCTGCCATCCAAGTCCCACTGGCCGGATGAACAGTTTACTGACGCGGCCTCCGTTGATCCCAAACTCGGACGGCTTCTCATACACCTTAGCTTGCCATTCATAGCCTCCTTCGATGGTTCCTAACATCCAGCCATCGGCTTTCTGAGTTACTTCGATATTCATACCGCTTCTCCCTTCGCCTCAGTGAAAATCTCTTCAGTCTTACAATGTAACGCCTTTGCAATCTCTCTGGCGCGGAGGTGGCTGGTCATTTTGGTGGATCCATCCTCCAGGCGGTAAATTGCATTTACCGGAAGTCCCGCTTCTACCGCCAGTCGGTAAGGTGTCATATTCTGCTTTTCTCGGCGGCGCTGGAGTTCTGCCGCATTTACCTTGAGTAGCATCTTCGCCCCTCCTTTTGTTTCCGTTTGTATATGTTATGTACCCATTATAATGTTTCCATTTGTATATGTCAAGCGTTTTTCGCTCTTCCCTGTTTACATTTGTATATATTTCCGCTATACTTGTTTTTCAGAGAGAAGGTGTACTTAGATGAACAAGAAAAGTGCTATGGGGCAGCGCATTCAAGAACTCCGAAAGGACGCTGGTTTAACTCAGGAGCAGTTGGCGCAGCGAATTGGTGTCAGCATGGCCGCAGTTCGCAATTATGAGAACGGTCTGCGGGAACCAAACTCAAAAGCGATGGCTGCTCTGGAGCGTTTCTTCAAAGTGAGCGGGGAATACCTCCGAGGTGATATTGACCGCGAAACCTTCCTCCAGAATAGTGCTACTATTCAGGATCGCCTGGATGGACTGGTGGGTCTGTTTCAGACCTTCAAACTGGACTTTGACTGCAGCTCCCAGGAGCGGCAAATGCTGGCTGTTTCCATCCTGTCTGGGGTGATGGAAACTGTGACTACCCAACTGCTCCGCGATGATGGCCCCGCCGATCTGGATGGGGATCAGTTCGCACAGATCTTCCAGGCCGCCTTTGCATTGAATCCCCAAGGGCGCACCGAGCTGGCGAAGCGGGCCGCCGAGCTGACACAGCTGGAGCAATACAAGCGGTGATACCATTTGTATATAGGACAAGCCTACCACCTGGCTGTGCCCTTGTTTTTCATTTGTCAGAAAATCACAAATTCTGTTATGTTCACGGTGTTGCCGCGTCCTCTTAAACGCCACCTTTTAAGAGCCTCTTAAAAACCACTTGTCCGGCATTTTTAGCCCGGACATTCTGGCCTGGACATTTTCAAGGCCGAGTGCCCGAAAAGCCCGTATTTCCGGGGCGCGGACACCAATTTGCAGCGCGGACACATTTTGTCCGGGCTGTCCGGGCCTTCCAACAAAGAAAAAGACCTTTCAAGCAGGGGAGAAGCCGCCCAGCGCGCGCCCCGCTTAAAAGGTCTTTTTTGTTTTCTTAAAACCCCGAAAACCCCCGCCGTGCTTGGCTTTTCGCCCTCTCGCCGTGCCTGCTGCTGTATCCTCTTAAACGCTCTTAAAAGGGCCTCTTAAAACCCCTGCCCGATCCGTCCGCCATACGCCTGGTGAGGATAAAAAAATAAAAAAAGAAATTGCAATCCCATTTTCACAGGACTACAATTTCTTCCTCGGTTTTGCACTTGTTTATCGCTGAAATCCCTTGATTTTAGGCCAGTTCCCGTGTTTTTTCGGGATATTTCATATCAAACCCTTTGACCGGCCTATATTTCTCAACTATCCTGAAAACTTACACTTCCCAAAGGTCCGATAAATGCGGAACAGTGCTTCTTGTACAGCGTCTTCAGCCTTTTGCGAGTCGCCCAGGACATTACATGCAATATAGAACATTCCGCTTTGATGTCTTTCGCAAAACAGCTCGAAGTCGCTTAACCGCACATAGCATCACCTTGCCTTGCAAAGTTCGTCCCTATTTTATCACAAATTCCAGCATAATAAAGAGATTTTTGCCGAAAAACAGAAAATAATATCCACAGCAGCGCCTAAAAAACAGATTTTCCCTTCAGCCGTCCCCCTCTGCCCTTTCGATCGGTCCGTTTTCCCTTTCATAGCGGGCAATATACTGTTTGATGGCCTGATTGATCTCACTGTTGCGGCTTCTGCCGTTGGCCCCCGCAATGTAATCCAATTTTTGCACGCTCTCGCGGTATACCCGCAAAGTGAAGGCTAATTCGTCAAGTTTCTTTCTTGGCATACGTACCACCGCCTTGACGTTAAGTATAGGCAAATATGGTACTATAAAGTAACCTATTTGGTATCAAAATATAACCAGTTTATTTTTTGTGTCCAAAAACCGCCCCGCCACATGCCTGCCACCGCTCTGCGGCCCTTTACCTTATAAGCGCAAAAGAGCCCTGGCGCAAAGCGCCAAGGCTCTTTCTTGAAGTGCCTCCGCAGAGTCCGTCTCTTCGCCTCGGAACGTCCCTTTGCTTCCCCCATGCCTCGAACCGTACCGGAACAGCAACATGGCGGCGGGCCTTCTACAAATCTAAATAAAAATCCCCAGAAACTGTACAGTTCCTGGGGATTCACTGGTGGACGATACAGGACTTGAACCTGTGACCTCCCGCACGTCAAGCGGATGCTCATACCAGCTGAGCTAATCGTCCGTGTCAGCGTTG